GCGCCGGTGTTGGTAACACCCTTCTTGGTATATGCCATGTACGTAGCACCCAAACCTGCGAGAATGATAAAACTCGCGAAAGTCATACCGGTGATGGAGTAAGTAACCTCTGAATCCTTGGGCGCACACGTCTCCTTATCGGCGTGAAGAAGCTGATAGACAAAAACACCAGAAACGAGTAAAAGAACGCCACCGATGATCATCATAGGACCCGCTGCTGATGCACCCGGGGTGGAAATGAACTTACGGAGGCCGAGCGTCGCAGCGGCGGTGATCACGATAGTCACGAGCTGGGAGAGGTAAACCTTACGATTTTCAAATTCTTCAACACCTCGCATAGCTTCGCAGTTGTTGTAATGTTTAATACCCACGAAGTTCACGAAAAATGTGACCGCGGCGAGTAGAATAATGCCGATAAGGGCGGGCGAACCCATCTCTTGAGAAAACTTCATCTTTACTGTATGTTGAGAAAAAAAGCACCCTGATCAGTGTAATTAAAGGGTATGCACATTACTATATGAGATCACCATGAGTGAGTCTTTTGAACATGTTCTCTCGACCGATAATCCGAGTAAAGATGTCGCTATTGACGAATGTCACCTGGATTTAGTTTATGGCTTAGTAAGATCTCATAAGCCTACGAACGTTCTTGAAATAGGTGTAGGCAGTGGTCGTACCACTGCTTATTTATCTAGAGCACTAGAAAAGAATGAAAATTTACAAAAACTGACCCTGGTGGATAACTGGGTTGATTGGAAAGGTAATAAACCGGAGTTTGTCAAAAAGTTCGAAGATAAAGTCAATTTGGTAGAGAGTGATGAACTCTCGTTTGTTTTCAATAAGAATAAGACCATGTATGATTTCATTTTTTCAGACGCAGATCACTGGAATACACAGAAGTGGTTTGAATACGTTTTCTTCTCCATTCTTAAACCCGGAGGTATACTTATTTACCATGATGTCTCCATTGAGAGTCATTGTCCTAAGGGTGCCTTTCGATTTCCAAACCTGGAAGAGATACTGGTCAAATGTAAACGGTATGGGATTTCCCATATGCACTTTGACAGGAGTTCTTCAGAGGACGAACAGTGTTGGAGAGGTTTACTCGTGATATTTAAGTCGCAACTGCGATCGGTTGTCCCTAAAGATGACACTATTTACGTATTAGATTAAGTAAATATCCCTATTCCTCCACATCTCACCATAATCATTACCACCCTTCAAATCCGAATTATCTGCACCTCTTGCATTGTTATATTTGCACTTGACGAATTTATGTTGCCCAAACTCGATATGTTCATCCGACGTATGTTGTCCAATCATACACTTATCGGGGTATGCGCGGATATAATCAATGGATGCATTCATATATGCACCGGGACCAGTTGGATATAAACAGTCTAAACCATAATGTAGTTGTTTGACATTCCACAACACGAGATCGATCATCTTTTTAGAGATGTCGTGTTTTGGTATTGAACCTATGAAGGCTGTATACATACACATCTGATTCGGTGGACAATCAACACTCGTATAATACTCTTTATTAAGCGAAGAAAGTGTTTCTATTGGTTGAAGGCATACCTGACGGAGGTCGGAATACCATCCACCCTCGTTATACATAATTAAGTGACGCATTAAATCACATTTATAGGAGTATGGTTTTAAGGTGTGATACGCTTTTAGTACATCGTCGTTAAAGTGTTGCTTGATGTAATTCTCACAAGATTCCCCGGAATATAGTTTGACTTTATATCCCGGATTGAGACGATACCAAGTTTCGATCGCTTTATTCATATCTTCAGGTAATTGGGGCATTTTACCCTCGTCTACTATTACCACCTTATGAATGACCTTGGGAATCATACCTAATTAAAGAAGGTATCCTCTAATATACTATGAAGATCACGTACGCTATTATGGTTTGCAACGAATCGAGGGATCTTTATTCTCTCATTTCATTCTTAAAGGGTGTGATAGACGAGGAAGACGACATCAACGTCCTAATAGATACAGCTCACTCTACCGAAAGTGTAAAATCTGTTATTGAACATTTTAAAGACGACGTAGTTACGTGTGAAAGATCTTTCGATGGAAATTTTGCAGAGCATAGAAACTTTCACATCTCCAAATGTACGGGTGACTATATTTTTATGTTAGATCCAGATGAAATGCCGCAAGAACTGATAATAAAACGGATAAAGGAAATAATATCGACCACGGGTGCCGATTTTCTCATGATACCCAGAATCAATATAGTTCTGGGAGCCACACGTAAATGGTGCGAAGATCACGACTTCGGAGACAAGATAAACGAATTAGGGTGGATTAACTGGCCCGATTATAACGGAAGAATTTTCAAGAATAACGGAATTATTAAATACGGGAACGCGTTACATGAGAAAATTCAAGGGTATACTAATATGAAACTTATAGCGGATAACCCTGGTCTCGCCTTGTACCATATAAAATCGGTAGACAAAGATAATAATAGATGGAATAATGGATCATACGTTTCTCCTAAGAATGATAATCTATACGATACGTTAATGTAGAGTTAACATATCGTATAAACGATTGTCTGGAGTGGGGTTCGAACCCACGAGGTGAAAACACCAGTTGATCTTAAGTCAACCCCCTTGGACCACTCGGGCATCCAGACATGTTATATATAAGACTTATTCTTTTAAGTACCTAAAGAGAAAGAACACATCAGAAATATATGAGTTACGTGTTGGCGTCTGCAAAACCGGTAATTAAACCAGCCACAGATTATGAAAAGTTGAAAACGAAACTTCGTAATTCTACTACAGGTTATGGGACTGCTATTGCGGCCAGTTATTTCATAACACAAGGTGCTGCGGAAGGTGTTTCTGCTACAATAGGTGTCGCATCTTCTCTCACGTACTTGAGCTCTTTGACGAAATATGTGGATGAACTAGAAAGTTCCCCTCTCCAAGCTCAGATTCTTATACCTGTGGGTACGGCTATCTTCGAATCCATGTGGAATAATGCACCTTTTAGTTTTGACTTTGATTATGGAGCCACTTTTGTTGGATTTTTAGCTTATAAATTTGCGTTAATGTCGGTCTTATATGAAACTGTAAGAGATATGATAATCAAGGATGGCTCTGACGTGTACAGTGATAAGGAAGTTGAATATAAAGATCTCACAACGGATGAAGAATACGAAGATGCATCTTCCTACGAGAAATTATAATTTTTTAAACCATATGGGCATGGTGTATCTATTACTTTTAGTCGATATTTTGTTTACGCCGTGCATATATTCTACATTGGCGGGAAATAGAACGAGTTTACCCGTAAGGGGTTTAATAGATTCATTTAGATTTGGAAAATACGTTTCTCCACCTTCATAATCGTCATTTAGATACAATACACCCGAATATATACGAGATGAACAATATGAATAAGGTATACCCGTGTTTATATCTACGGAATCTGAATGTGGCTGCATTTCCTGGCCGTCGTACCATGTAACCACGTCCACGTAGTCGACGACTAAGTTATCTTGATTGTATAATATTTTTGCTACGTTAAGCATTTTATCGCGTATATTTTTTAGTATATCTTTAGATGGGAATTTTTCAATACCCCGGGTTCTATTCCAGAAAAATGGTTGGGTTTCGTGATTCTCTCGTAAAGGTGTAACAAATATCTCATTTACTATTTGGTCACATGTATTAGAATCTACGAAGTTTGTGATTTCATGAATTTCCATTATTAATTATATAACGTAATTTTTTAATATCATTTCATTACAAGGATGCCACCAATGGGAATTGCTATATTTTATCTTTATGTACTAAATCGTCTCTCACGTCGATCGAAATATCGTCGACGTTCACCTAAAGCGAATTGGGTTTAACGACGAAGTTCCGTAGTTCGCTTGGTAGTTCCAGTCTGGAGAATCTCGTCAATCTTGATGGCGATACTCTTTCCAATTCCAGGGAGCTTCTTATCTCCTTCGTAAACATCTGACCCAGACGTAATCTCGAATTTAACGTCGCGAATCGTGTTAGCAGCCTTGATGTAAGCGCGGGTGCGGAAAGGATCCTCACCACGCTTAGATTCAAGAATAGCGAGATTCTCAAGCTCATCTGCGATGTATTCGTTCGTATCGATCTCCTCATCACTTTCAGATTCATCATCAGTACTGTAGAAAGATCCGAGATCATTGGAAGCGATCGACTCTGCGTCCGAGTTATAATCGGAATCGTCGTCGGAGTTGTAGTAGTTGTCCAGGAATTCGTCAATCTTAGCAGCGATAGAAGGACCAATACCCTTGGTGCGCTTTGCACAAGAAACGCCATCAGTCACCTCATAGGGAAGCTTCAAGATGATTCCAGCTGCATTCGTGTATGCACGAGATTTGTACACATCATGCTCCCTCTCGGCGATGTTTGAGAGATGATTCGCAATTTCCTCGTTGAGAGAATATTTAGTGCAAGAAGTGCAAGAAGTGCGCGTGCCTCCGTCTACGAAAGTGACGTTATTGACGGTGGGCTTTTTCTTGAGTTCGTTAAGTTCCTTCAATGCCTGAATCTTATCTTCTTCGGACTTGATGAAGAGTTCCTTGAGAGCTCCGATCTTGTCGCGAGACTCTTGGTTGAGCTTCTCGAGCTTGAGGATGTAATCGGTGACAGAAGAGATGCGCATCATCGTTTGTGTATAGATTGTGTATCTGCTTTATATTGGTTTAACTTAAGTCTTATTTTTGAACGACGACGATAATCACGAGTTTAAAGAAGTTGCTTTATATAAATTCAATGAACTTAGATAACATTCCCAACCACGTTAAGAGAATTCTTCAAGACAAAGAACTTCCCATGGATAAGAAAATGAATGCGTTCATGGCATTTATGCCGAAACTTCCCGCAGATCCGAAACAGGATCAGGCGTGGCGTGATAATGAAAAGGTGGGAGAACAGATTCTACAGTTAATAAACGATGGTAAACTTGAGATAAAGGGTTTGGATCGAAATGGAAAACTAATTACTTCTTCTCTCCAGGCCTAATGGCCCACTTATTTTCCTTGTTGAACTTTTTATAATCAATCTCCTTGATTTTAAAAATCTCCATAATTTTTCTTTTGATGAGATTCATCTCTTTCTTCGGTGGATCAATGCCACCCGGGTTCTCGTCGAAATTTGGTTCACGGCGTTTTCCTTCACCGGGTGCTTCTGCGGGTTCTACGAACTTGTCCTTTTTCGCGCGAGTTGCGACACGTGGACGACTAAAATGTGTTTTTGCGAGCGATAACATTATAATTTTTGTTCCCGCCAAATCTTTAATAGTTGATTAATGTATGCAGATATGCAGAGTTCCTAAATTACACCTAAGTAAAAACTTGTTCCGCGTAAAAGTACGAATCATGGTTTACAGCACCGACGGGTCTTCGCATCGCGACGGTGTTCAAAATGAGCACAACACGATCGAAATGATAAACTACAACCCCAAATGTCAGCGTATTTATGACGTGACAGGAAAATTGGAACACAGGGGAGGGACAAGAAACCACGCCGACGCCGTCAACGAACGAGGTGAAGGCGTGTCAATTAAGACAAAAACCACCGACGAGGGTTCGTTTGACTTTAAAAATACGTCTCTCGCCTCTCTGTCGGACGCAGATTATATATTGTACTTCTTGAAAAAGCATAAACAAATGAAAGAGGAGTATGGGTTTATGTACGACAATCTTCCTATTATGGATTTGGAAGCGAAGCATCAGCTTACAGAGAATGTGAGAGCCGAGTATAAGCAACTCTTCCACCAAATACTGACTAAGATTGACTATAAGAGTGTATTGGAAAAGGTGTACAATACACATGACTCGAAATGGGTGATTTATCATTCAACAAGGCAGAAAAAGGTCATCCTGTTTGGGAAAGAAGAGTTGTTACGTCTTTGGAGCGAACCTGGTCAGTTGCTTATCAACGACGATTCTGCGAGTGCAACCATCGAGAACACGTGTGGACTACGTATACGAATTGCACTGAATAATGGGGTTAAGGCCTTACTGGGTAGGGGTTCGTGGTTGACGGTCAAAATCCAGCAAGACAATCCTCAGGAGTTAATGGATGCACTCGAAAATCCTATTGTATGCGAGTATTAATTATTTCCGTGTTATCGTTCTTGTCTATGAGAATATAGGCACGATTTAAGTTTTTTGCAGCTTTCCCGGCAGTACCGGAACCACACATTGGGTCGAGTATCACATCACCTTCATTTGAAGATATTTTTATAATCCTTTCTAACAATTGCACAGGTTTTGCCGTAGGATACGTTCTCAATTCTGAACCCTGACTTATTGAATGTATATCATCCCAGAGATCTGTACAGGGCTTTCCTTCCGTTTCGTGAAGATAGATCTTCTTGTATAGCTTTGAACCGACTTTTTTAGGGGTATGTAATCTATTATCTAACTTCAACTTTTCTAACTCTTCCTGTTTGATACGCCAACCCGCATCGGGATTGAACGTAATTCCACCAAATTCAAATGGGTATATGTATCCTTTTTTTGTATTTTCGGTAACGACATGCCCCAACGAATAGTTTCCTCTATCATCCTTATTATTGAACGAATTATTAACGTACTTCTCATCCCGTGCTTGATATACCAGATTAAACACTGGATTGGTTGAGTTTGAACATTTAAATATGATATCGATGGTAGCCCCCAGCTTCTTTTTTACGTTATTCTTAGATCTACACTTTTTCCAAAATATAGGCTGAACATACTTAAATTTTGATCGTAAGACCTGTTCGGGTGTAAACATCTTTTCGGCGGAGATATGAAAAAATAGAGTACCGGTTTTCTTCATTTTTGGGATGCATGCGTCTATAACACTTTCTATGAATTCCTTATAGTCGCTACCTTTCCACGTGTCTTTGAAACCCGTTGCATCATTCTTCGATAATGTGTAATCACGACCGCTATCGAAGGGTGGGTCGAGGTATATAGTGGTGACGCTTTCATCTTGTACGTCAACGAGCTTTTCTAAGCAGTCTCCCACTATATACGTCATGTATTATGAGTGTAAATTATCTTTAAACATGTCTTCTACGCCACTTCGATTCGATGTGTGGGAATAGTTCTTTTAAAGTTTCGAAATAAGAATTCAAATATTTTTGTTCCTCGATCTCTTCTTCGGTTAGTTTATCGCGTTCGGGGTATCCACCCATCTTGATAGTGTTAAAATGTTGTATTCGATTCGAAAAATTTTCGTATATTCGATACGAGACTAAAGTTTCGTCCTTTATGTGTAGTACACGTATTTCTTCGTGTATCCGTTCTAGGTGGACCATTTACTTTGATGGAGATTTTTTATTCTGTATGTATTTTTTGAACGAATTTCGAATACTGATAAACGACCCTCCAGTGCTATCATGATTATTGATTTTATTTTTAACATTTGTGTATATTCCTAAGAATCGCGCCTCTCTTTCGAGAGCTTCCTTTTCTCTTCTGGTAGTAAAAATTACCGCAGTGAGTTCGCCATTAACTTCTTTCAATTGAGACATGGTTTTTATTTTATTGATACGATTTCTCATGTACGGTGTGTATACTTTCTTATCTTCAGCTCTATTGATAAGATTCCGTTTACCTTGAAGAATATTCGTACTGGAAGTAAACCAACCCATATTATAATATACCTCGTTTTTTTTCTGATAAACGACCTATTTAAAAGTAGCGATCGTATTCTTATTACATGAATATCTTATCCCCTGTTCGATCTTTTAGTTTGCGACGAGTAAAGACCCGTGCTGTTTATGATCCCGATCAATATGATACGGAAATCAATTCTGCGCGCGGATTCGGTGGTCGTAAAAACACTACAAAAACTGTGAATATGCCTTCCACTAAACGTAACGATGGAGGTATATTTTATGACCCGGATCAACACGACCCGGAAGCTAATCGTAGATATTCACCTCCTATGGACGAAGCTTCACAGCTTATCGATAATTTTCGTCCCAAGACCGACTCTGATCACGTGACGAGAGATGAAGTTATCGATGCACAAAACTTCTGGGCACAGTCTATTGTTGATATTTCCAATTGCTTCCTTTCGGGTGGTGATTATGTTACCCTCGCGGGTGAACGCGCGGGTGAGTTGTATGGATATGATCATTCTAACGTACTCTTCAAACCGACGAAGGCTGCCGCAAAGCAATTTCGCCCGACTGCAAATGATGCGATGTCTTATTTTGTTGGTAATGACGCGGTGATCAGTGGATATAAGGAAGATCACGGTTTCGCGATTAACGCTAAGAAGGGTTTCAGTCGAGTCATTTTCGATAATCATCAGATTGACTGTCACAATCAGCTAGCGATCGCTATGGGTACGTACGAGTTTACGTGTGCGACGACGGGGGAAATTTCAGAGGTTGAGTATACATTTGGATATAAGCGTAACCCGGATGGAAAGGTTCGTATTTGTCTCCATCATTCTTCGATTCCGTATGAACCGAAGGTAGAGACACCTCGCGTGAGACGTGATCAAACATCTCAAGTAAAGCGTAAAGAAGGAATATTGTATGATCCCGCGCAATGTGATCCCGATGCGAACGAACGTCGTCACGTCACGAAAAAGTTTACCCCGGAACCTTTTACTCGCGAAAATACATTGAGTTGGGGTTTATAATTTTGATAGAGAAATTTCATACCCTAATTCCGCGATGACTGGATCATCGCGATAACTGGTTTTGAAATAGATATGCTTGATTCCACTGCTTGCTAATGCTTTGTAACAATTTAAACATGGATAATGAGTAATATAAGCGGTCGCACCGTCTACGGAAACACCCCGTTTCGCTGCATCCGTTATAGAGTTAATCTCTGCGTGAATCGTGGCCTGTTCATGTCCATCTCTCACGATGGAGATATGTTCAGAGCCACTCAAGAAACCATTGTAGCCCATGCTAATAAGACGATTGTTTTTTGCGAGAACACACCCTACTTTAAGACGTTCACAGGGGGATCGAACGGATGCGAGTTCGGCGGCTTTCATGAAGTATTCGTTCCAAGAGATTCGGTCAGTCATGTTCTTATATAAAGAAAAAATCTTTAAATAACAGTATGATACTCACAGACCAGATACTTAGGTATATCTCCAAAGATATTATGTTACCGACACGATGTTACGCGACCAAAAAGCAACTCGTGTCTGTAAGGGATTGCTGTGATTGTAAAATATACTGTAAGAAACCACCGAAGGGTTCGGTACCCGCCTACGCGTTTAAAACTTCTAAAGCGAATCCTTATCCACCGAATTCTACGTCATTAGCAAGCAGTGTATTCGTTCTGCATGAACCATTGTATCTATCGCAGATCTTTTGTTGGCTTAGAGACTTTAAGTGAATACGTGTTAAGATGATTCAAACCAGTCTAGATT